CATCCAAATTAGAATTCAAAGAAATACCCCAAGTATTTTCTGCTGCACCTGGCTCTGGCTTAATAAGATTTAGATTGGTTGTTTGCGTATCTGCCATGTTATGAAACCTCTTGTTTGTTTAATTCTGTCCAATTTGTACTTGGATTTGTCTGATTAGTCCAAGTATCACTTGCTACAGTTTGTTTTGTCCAGGTATCTTCTGCAACATTTTGGTCTGTCCATTTTAACCCACCGATAGAACTAAAACTAGCGATTGCAGCTATAGTCGCTTGAGCAAAATTTACTTTTGAGCCAGACGAATTGAAATTTGAAACAGCATTTATTGTTGAATTTGCGCTAACTATAAACTGTCCTCTTGAGCTTGAATGTGAAACTGCGCTCATAGTTACCTGGCCTGTAAATATTTGTGTACCTTCTGAAGAAAAATTACTTGTACCTTGAATATTAGCTGTACCTAAAAATATTTTTATTCCTTCAGAAGAAAAAGAAGAAACCGCAGATATTGTACTTTGTCCGCCTACTACAACGCTTCCAACTGCAACCATGTTGCTAACAGCATTTATTTCAGCTTCTCCTTGAAAAGCTAAATCATTCCATTTTGATCTGCTGTAGTAACCTTCGTTGTAGCCTATAGTGGCCATGATGTTACGCTAGAGTAATGTCTAAATTTCCTGCGTTTATTCGGAAAACATCTCCAGAGTCGATAGTTTTAGATGCTGTAAGCGTAGAATATGCAAGTAAATTACCACTTGTTAAAGCATCAAATACACCAACTGCAACTACAGTTCCATAGTTTGCTGTTGCTTCAGGATATTCAATAGCTGAAGCATTAGTAGCTTCGGTTGGATTTGTGCCAGAAACAGTAAAAGTAGAAGTTTGTCTAGCATAACCACCGCCAGAAACTTCTGTGCCACCACCAGTATCAGATGGTGCTACTGTATATAAAGCCACATATAAAGTTGTTGGCGCTGTATAAGCAGTACCACCAAAAACATGGCCTAAAACCTTGTTTTCTAAATAATCACTAAATGCTGCCATGTCTTACCTCAATTCTTTAAATGATAAGTTGTTTTATGTGCTTTGCCATAAGTTCTTCTTCTTGGTATTAAAGAGCCTTTGCCAAATTCAGCACGTTCTTGTTCCATTCTCATTTCCTCTAATGCTTTTTCAAACAACTGAGAAAACATACTTACACGTTCATCTTCCATTAAATAAATAGAAGCGTGTTTTAGACAACCATACAAATAAACGTCTGGATGTCCGGTCGATACAAAATTAGTAGTGTTTGTGCTACTTAAAGCTGGTATCGAGCCATAATAAGTTAATTGTAAAGTATAATCTTTATCAGGTGTAGGTGCTAATTCTAAAGTTTTATCAACAATAGCAAAATAAACCGGTTGTCCAGAAGTATTGTCATTAGCCTTCCTATAAACATCTAAAGACTCAATAGACTGTTGTAGTAAAGGTGTAAAGTCGCTAGATGTAATTTCTATATTTATAGCTTCTAGCCAATCTGAAGGTAAAGAAAGATATTGACCATCTGCAACTGCATTGGCTCTTATTACCATATCTTTTGTTCTTAATCTTCTGTTTAGTTCTCCTTCAGTAATATCAATAAAAGAGTCGAGTTTAGAAGTCAAATCACTTCTATTTAAAAAATCTGCTATCTGTGTTTTTAGTTCATCGTACGTCATACTTTACCTTGCCAAGTTCTGAAAAGTTTATTGTTGGGATCGTTTAGCCATTTTTTCCATTTGGCTTTGTCGTTCGCCCAACCTTCTCGTATAGCTTTTTGATATATTACCATAGGTACTTCCGCAACATGACGTAATTCTTTACCTGGTTTAAATTCTTGTAAGTCTTTAACGTGCTTTAATATTGGTGCTACGTTTTGTTTGGTGTGATAAACAAACTTATCATCTTCGGTAGCAAATTCGCTAACAAAGTTTGTTCTTGAGTCTATTACTGTTCTTCTTGCCATTTTAAAAAAGAGGGGCGATTAAGCGCCCCCCTTAATTAAACTTATGATGTTGATAAGTCGTACACAGCACCATGAGCAGCTTCGTTGCTCACTTCTAAACCATATTCGACAACTATCATTTTAGTTTCAGCATCACCAATAGTTGAGATGTCGATAGTTTCAAAATCTCTAAGATAAGAAACTTTTGCATACTCAGGGTCTAATAGTAAGGCAGTTCTACCTCTACTTCTGTTTGAAGGAACTACTTGTAGTTCTCCAAAATCGCCAGAGTAGATAGATACAGATGCTTCAATAGTATTAGCATCTACAAACTGTCTAGCTGAACTTCTGCCAGTAAAACCAGATACAACTGATTTTACATGAGGGCCAACAACTAATAATGATGGCTCTCCACCATTAGTGAAACAAGACTGTTGAACAGTCTTAACAAGAGCTTCAGTTATAGCTCTTTGCGTTCCATTAGTAGTAGCTGCACCACTACCGCCATAAACACCATTAGTACCGATAGACTTGTTAGTAGTGATCCAAGTTTCTAAACCACCTGTTTGCCTAGCAGTAGTAGCGTTACCGGCTGCTTTTGCGTTGTTTTGAGTTAAGGCTTCTTCCATATCTCTTTTCAACGCTTTAGCCATAAGAGCTAATTGATGCGCCATTTCACTTCTTTTGCCTGCTGCATCAGAAGCATTTTGTGAGCCTGTAACTGTTGCATCTCTGCTTGAAATCATACAGATATTGCTCACTCTAGTTGTAGCAGTCGAAGCTGCTCTTGAAAGTTCAAAACCTTCAAGTTTTCCAGTTGCACTTGGAGTTGGCAAAGATTCTACTTGCCAATCAAACTGCACATTACTTACGTTATTTCTTCCTATTGCACTCATTACCGGAGTTGCTGTTGGAGAGATGTTATAAATAACATCGCTTAATTCTTCTCTGTCAGCAGTCGCAGTATAAGTATCAAAGGCATTTGTAACTTTAGCCATTTTTCATACTCCTCTAGCTTTCGCTAGAAATTAAATTAAATTTTCAAAAACTTTAGCCGCATCTTGGACTTTGCCAGATTTAGCTAACCTCTGTTTAGACTGTTTTAAAGGAGTTGATTTTCTAACTTGATTTGCAGTTCCAGGCCTAGCTACTCTGGCTGCAGATTTTTGTGTTGGTTTTTTCTTTGTTGCTTTTACAGTTTTATCATGCAACCAAGAATTTCTTAAACCTAATAAAATTCTGTAGTCATAAACCTGATCCATTTCTTCTGCTGTGAAACCTAATGAGTTAATAGCATAATCCCTAATAGCTATCTTTTCAGAATTAGCTTTTTCGGTATCTTTCCATTCCGGAACTTTTTTTAATAACTCCTGGTTGCCGAACTGAATAAATTGCTCTATTTGTTCTCGCTGTTTTGCAATTTCATCATCTTTGAGTCTTTGCTGTTCAGCTTTTGTAGCTTCCAGTTGTTTCTTTTTTTCGTTCCAAACATCTTTTTCACGAACATAAGCTATGGGATCATTTTCATATAGCTGTTTCCAATCAGGCTCTTTGCCTAATTCGGCTTCTAAACTAGCTTCAAGTTTAGGTAATAAATCCCTATAAACTTCGTCTTTTTGCGATAACTCTGCTTGTTGGCTTTCAATTTCTTTACGTTGATTAGCCAATTCTTGAGTCTTGCGTGTATAGTCTTGCTGACGACTGTAGCCATTTTGGAGTTCTTCGAGGGTAACTTGAGTTTCTATACCATTTTGTTTGACAGTATAAAGCTCAGGTTGTTCGCTCTCCTCATGCTCTACTTGATCTTCTATTGACTCGTCTTGATCTTCTTCAAGAACTTCTTCATCTGTTTCTTCGATTTCTTCAGTAGCTTCTAATTCAACTTCTGTTTCCTCAGTTACTTCTTCAGTTTCTTCTACAGCTTCTTCAACAAACTCTTCATTTTCTTCAACTGGTGCTTCTTCTTCAGGAGTCAGTAAGTTAGAAAATGCTTGTTCTGCCTGTTGTAAATTAGTTTGTAATGCAGTCGGTTTTTCCGGTGTTGCCATGTTTTTACCTCATATAGTAAATAATGTTCAAATTTTACTCTAAAAGACCAGGAAAGCTCAAGAATTATTATCTAGTTATGCTTCTTATCTTGTCTAATTGAGTTTTAGTTATTCTGCCTTTTTCAATAATAATCCTTAGATGTTTTTCTACTTCTGGCAAAATTCTGATAGCTTTGTGTAAATCTTCTCTAAAACTGCTATCAGCTTCAGAGGAGTTTTCCCACTTTTGCATATATTCTTCTTTGAGGTGCGCAACAGCTTTTTTAAATACTTCGCTATTTAAAATAACTTCTGCTTCATTGGCTTCTAATATTTCTTTTTGTGAAGGCATAATTTATGAGATAGCTTGATAAATAACTTCTTGTAATAGAAAACCAGTAACTCCTAAAAATATTGTTAAAACAAATATTAGTGTGTTTCTTATAGTTTTATTAACTGAAGTAATGGCGTTTTCAATAGCTTCTAAACGCCTATAGTTTTCTTTCCAACGCTGTTCACAAGCAGCTTCGTGAGAACTCAAACGCTTATCTATTTCTGCTACAGTTGCTCTTGCCATTTAATAACTCCAAACAGTAGGTCTTGGTCTTTCTTCTGAATGATCTGCAATATC